GCTTCGTCGAGGATCGCCAGGGCAATCGGCTCGTTGTTGAAGTAGGCGTCCTTGATGGCGGCGAAGCCCGCGTCGTCCGAGTCCCAGATCATCTCGAACTCGACCGAGCCGGTCTTCAGCGTGCCGACGGTGGCCCGCCATCCGGCGTTGGCCCGCGTGGTCACGTCGGCTTCGCCGGACTCCAGGTTGAGGGTGACGTCCTTGACGTTGGTCAGCTCCGAGGTGGCGGTCGCGCCCGCCGCGCCGTAGTAGAGCTTTGCTTCCATTCCGAGTTTGATCGACATCGTTCAGGTCTCCTGTTGCTGGGGTGTTGGTGGCCGGGCAAGCGCCCGTCCAGTTGAATCGGTTCCTATGCCTTCACGGAGTTGGCCCACATGCGCGGAAGCCTGCTCCTGATCTTCTCCAGCGCCGGGCCCATGAGCGGGCGCTTGGGGTACACCTGCCGCTTGTAGCGGCCGCCGAACTCGTGCGCGGCGGCGGACCGGCCCACGACCGTGTAGGTCGGGCCGATGAGCACGCGCTCGTGCTGTTTTTCCACCGCGTAGCGCAGAGCCCGCTTGAGCTGCCCGCGACGGGTGTGCGGCGGCCGCCCGGGCCGAGAGGCCTTCGCGGATCGCCGGATGCTCCGCCTGGCAGTCAGGCGCAGCGCCGCTCCGGCGTGTCCCAGGGAGCGGATCGAGCCCTCGGCGACACGCCGCCGGACCTTTCTCCGCTCGAATCGGCTGGTTGACTTCATACGGATCATGAGTCACCTCAGACGGCGCTGCCGAGATGCTGCGCCAGCTTACCGGCGATGCGGTTGAGGGCCTCCGCGACGTTCGCGGGAGCGGTCCCGTCCCAGGCGCTGTTGCCGCCGCCATCGTCCGAGCCGTCGGTGTAGCCCGTGCCTTCGGCGACATCCTCCAACTCGATGGTCCCGGCATAGGCCGCCAGGAAGTCGCGGTTCTGGCTGAAGGAACAGGCATCCATCTTCACCGAGCCGGTCATGCCCGAGAGATCGGTGCCGGTGCCGAAGCGCACGTTCCGCCAGGAGTTGCCGGAGAGGCTGCTCGTGGAGGTCACCGCCTTGAAGCGGACATCACGCAGCGAGTAGAGGTAGACGGGCCCGGAGACGTCCCCAAGGTTCATGCTGCTGGAGGTGTCGCAGCGCTCCGCGTACAGGGTCAGCGGCGCCTCGACAGCGGCGGCGATGCCCCCGAGCGCACTGTTCTCGACCAACAGGTGCTGCTGGCCACCAGCGGTGTTGAATGTGCCGGTGATGCCGATGTTCAGGAGCTGCCAACTGGGGAAGTCCCCAGTGCCGTCGCTGGTCAGCGTGATGCTGCCGTCGATGCCGGTCAGCACATGCGCCCCGTTGACGTAGGCCGGACGCAGGTTGCTGCCGCGCATGATCACCTGCGTCGCGCGGGTCGCCCCGGAACGTAGCGTCGGGTCGGCGCTCCAGTCCTGCGCCAGATCACCGACGATCAGCGCCTGGTCCATCTGGAACAGGATGGTGGGACGCAGGGGAACGGAGAGCAGGATGGCCGACTCGTCATAGAGTCCGGGCGCAACGTTCAGCACATAGCGCTGCTTGCCCGGGTCGTTGAATTCGGTCACGTCCGCCGCGTTGCCGATGGCGGTCAGCGCCGCGCGCACCGTCTTGAACGGGAACAGCGCGGTACCGTCCTCGACGTAGGTGTCGCTGCGGCTGCCGTCCACATGGAGCAGGCGACTCCCCGCCGCTCCGACGATCTCGTCGATGGCCGCCTGCACCGTGGTGCCCGCCAGGCCGCTGGCCGCGTTATCGAAGGGCACCTCGTCGGCCTTCTGAAGATTAAGGCTGTCGAGGAACACCCAGGCGGCAGGATCGCCTTCGACCCGGTACAGGCCGTTGCCTCCGGGCGCGCCGGTGTCCTGACGGACGATGTAAAGCGTGTTCGCGGGCAGCGTGGCCGGATCGGGCAGCTCGGTGTAGGTGTCGACCGCTCCGCTGATGCCGTAACCGCCGCCAGCGGCGATCTCCGACGTGAGCGCCAGCCGTCGTCCCTGCGGGTCGGTGACACGGTCGCTTTCGGCCCACTGGCCCTGGTGGTGGACGACCATTCCGTTCTGAAGGTCGCCGATGAGAATCTTGTGGTCTGCCATCGTTCTGTTCTCCTGTGCTTACGGGTTGGGTTCGCTGTAAACGCCGACATGCTTGGCCAGCAGGACTGCCAGCTTCGAAACGGCTTCGCCGAGGGTCTCCGGGGGGCTGCCCTCCCAGATGGCTTCCGTCCCCGGCGGGGTCGTGAACGCCCCGTCCAGCGAGGCGCGTTCGGCTTCGGTGATGACCGCCCCGCTTCCGGCGTTCTGAAGGGCGTCGAGCACGGCCTTGTTGGCGTGCTGATGCCCGGTCGCGCCGGAGGGAACGGTGAAATAGCCCATTACCAGGTCCCTCCGATGACGGTGACCTGGTCGCCGGGCGTGCCCTTGACCAGGATGCGCGACAGATCGACCCGGTAGACGGCGTGGTATTCGCCGGGCATCCACGGCACCTCACTGCCGTCGTCGCCCCGGAAGAACACAGTGGCCGCGTTCGTCGGTACCGAGCTGATCTCGAACGAGCCGATGAGCGGCATGCTCGACAGGGGCTGGTAGTCGGCCGCGACCTCGATGCGGCGCATGATGGTGCTGTTCATCGGATCACCTCGAAAGTCAGGGTCACGACGCTGGTGAACTGCCGGTACTGGTCGATGTGCTCGGGCGCGTAGACCGGCTCGTTCTCGATCTCCACGCACAGCGCCTCGGGGTACTCCGGCAGCCGCTTGCCCACGCCGAAGCACAGGGTGATCTCCTCGACCAGTTCGAGAAGCCGCTCGATGTCACCGTCCTCGCCGAGCTTGCGCTGAACCCCTATGTCCACCTGCACCAGGCGCGAGCTGGCCTGGCGGCTGGCGCGCTCGAAACTGACGGCGCGCGGCACCACCGAGACCTTCAGGCTGCGCAGATTGCGCAGGTCGAAGATCGGCCGGAAGACGACCTCGGCGTCGAACTCCTGGGAAAACTCGGTCGCGTTCAGCTTGGCGGCGACGGCATTGGCGATGGCGGTGACGGTGGCCACGGTCGGTTACCTCATTTCAGTACGCTCGCGACGATGGAGCCGATGGCCGCCAGCAAGGCCAGCAGCGAAGCTCCCGCAGCCGCTAGGATGGTTTTCTGCACTTCATGCACCTGCACGCAGGGCGGGCGATGGTGGATGCTGGGATCGCTCATGTGCAGCTTGAGCATCCCCTTCATCTCCGCGACGTCCTCGCGCATCTCGTTCACCACGATCCACAGGTCGCGGCTGTCCGGGTTGTTGGTGGTGCCGTTCGGCATCGGGTCTATTCCTCGTCGATCTGTTTGGTGTGGATGCGCAGCGTGCTTCGGTTCACGTCCGACCAGCGCCACTCGGGTTCGCCCGCGGGCGACATCACCTCGTAGTGCCGGTCGCCTTCGATGATCAGGTCGCCGGGCCGGGGAAGGACCGCCGTGCCGTCGATCACCAGGTCGGCGGCCCGGATCAGGAAGTCGCGGGACTCGGTGTGCAGCACGCGGCCATACTCGTCGGTGCTCTCGAACCGGGTCCTGCCAATCGTGGCCTGGAGCCCGATGCGCCTGCCGTCGCGCTGGAACCACACGGCGGTGGTCAGATGCTGATGGCGCTGGCGCTCGAGCCATTCGGCGGCCTTCCCCAGGAGGTTGCTCATTGAACGAGCCTCACCTGGACGGTTTCGTCGTCGTCCCCGGCGGCGAGGATGCTCTTGCCGAGGTAGGGATAGGCCGTGGCCGGGGTGCCGCCGTCGTCCGCGTCGGGCGTGACGACCGCGCCGCTGGCGTTCCACTGGAGCTTCACGCCCGCATCGATGGCCGTTCCGGCCCCCGTCGCCTTCGGGATCGTGTAGACGCCGGTCAGGGCCAGCGCCCCCCGTTCTCCGGCCTTGATGTCGAGCTTGGCAATGCCCACCAGGTCGTTCTGGACCACCACGTCACCGGCGTTCACGTCGGAAGCCGGGATGTAGTCGATGGCGTCGCCGCGTTGTCTGAAAACTGCGTTCATGTCTCGTATCTCCTGTGAATTGCGGGTTGGGTTACTCGCCCTTGAACTTCACCATTCCCCGGAAGTCCTGTTCGCGGACGCCGAGGTCGAAGTAGACGCGGAACTTGATGCCGAGCGTGTCGAAGTCGGCGTCGCCCTTTTCCACCTTGGGCATGCGCTGACCCTTGAGGTACCCGATCTCGAAGGTGTCGACGACCGCCGGGTCGGCGAACAGGTACCAGGCAAGGCTCGAAGCCCCCGTGTAGTTGGCGTTCGAGAGGTAGGGAGAGCTGATGACCTCCAGGTCCTCGTCCGCCAGGGCGTTGTAGGTCGGGATGCGCTTCTTCTCGCTCGTGCCCGTGGCGATGAAGAACGTCGAGTTCAGCAGCTCGCGCGCGGCCATTTTCAGGGCCGTCGGCACCAGCAGGAATCGCGGGCTGATGTTGATCGGCTGACCGTCGGCGTCGACCTGGTCCAGGAAGAGCTGCACCGCGAGCCCGAGGCTCTCGCCGGACAGCGCCGTGTCGGTGCCGTCCCGGAAGTTCTTGTGGGCCGTGCTGAACAGGTTGCCGGGGTTGCCGAGCAGGCGGGTGAAGAAGAGCTGGTCGATCTTCCGGGCCGCGCGCGCACCCATGCCATCCGGCACCTTGAGGAAGGCTCCGAGGTCGTCGTTGTAGATCATCTGCCGGGTCAGGGCGAAGATCTTGCCGAAGGTCCCGAGCTGGTTGGTCGCCTTCTCCTCGGTGAGGCCGCCATGCTTGATCTCGCCATCCGGAGCCACGGGCTCCAGGTCGCCGACATCAGTCAGGCGGTAGCGCTCCGACTCCTTGAAGTCGTTGAGTTCGCCCTCGCTGCACAGACGGGTGGCGATCACCGGCTGCGCCTGGAAGCTGCGCAGCAGACGCTTGTTCGCCACGTTGTTGAGGATCCCCGGCAGGGACACGGTGCTGAACGCGGCCCGGATGGTGTCATTGCCGAAGCTGCGGGGAACCGTGATCCCTTCGAGACGGGCGCATTCGGCGAAGAGCTGGTGCAGGCTGAGGTCGCGGCTGCGGCTCGCGCCGGACACGACCTCGTCGCCGTAGTGGCGCACCAGTTCGTCCTCACCGATGTTGGCCCGCAGGCACAGGGCGGCTTCCAGCACGCGGCATTCGAAGGCCGGACCGGGATCGCGGCGGACTGAGATGTTTACGTCGGCCACGGGCCGGGCAGCACGAATGGCGGCGAGCACCTTCTGGCTGGCATCGTGAATCGTCCAACCGGCATTGATGGCCTCACGCTCGATCTCGGCGAACTCTCCGGCGCAGACGCGCTGGATGCCCGCGATACGTTCGCGCTCGGCGGCCACGGCCCGAGCGGCGGCGATGCCTGGGTCGGAGTTTGCGTTGCCGGGCTGATCACGCTGATCGGGATCAGCAGCCGGGCGAGCAGGCGGAGGAGTGCGGCGAGTGTTTTCATCCTGCATG